TACCTCGTCCGAGAAAGTGGTGGCACTTGTTGAACCACCCACTATCTGACGGAAGAATGCGTCGCTCGGCCACTTGTAAGTGCCGCGCACTGTTACATTCCGCGAAACAGCAGTAAAGTCATCGGGCGAGTAAGAACCCACCGTCATTTCCTGCTGTGGCGTAGTCAGACCATTGACAAAGTCCATGGTCACACCCGTCATTTCGAGAGCATTGCCACTAGAGACACTATCAATCTTAAACGTAGTCTTAGCAGCAACCGGGGTACTATCAAAGTCCTCAAACGCAGGAGTCCACCCCGCTCCTCCAACATCCTCAGCATCATTTACAAAGATATTGTCTGTAACTTCATCGAATAAACGACCAGCAAGGTCCATTCTAGCCGTGACTAGGCCGGTCTGCGGTACAGTTACTCGAAGCATAGAGACTTTGTTATCAATGGAAATGATGCCCAGCTTGTCGGTGGCTTCTGGGATCATGACATGGACAGTGCCCCAACTAAGGGCATTCTCGGTTCCGTCTAGCGTCCAGGTATGGGCTTGGGGGTCACTTGAACCGGGAACAACTTCAGATGCTACCCCGTCCTCCCCCATAACCCATGCCAAGAGCCAACCAAAGTCGTCTTCCAACCTTGGCGTAAAGTCTAGACCTCCGGCGGAGTAAGCCGAAGCTCTAAAAGCTCCTGTAGGCACAAGCGAGTCTCCTATTTCTTGCGGCAAAGGCCGTTCATCAATTACTACTCCGTAATCGATGTTATACGCCTTGTACCAATAGAAGGTCGTGCCCGCTGTTGATTTGGCACTCTGTGGAGCAAATCCAAAAGCACCAGATAAACTAGTTACACTCATGTTAACCTCCAGAGATTATTTTTTCCCGTCGGGAAATTAGTATGCTTTGCCTGTAAGTACTTCAAAGCGTACCTTTCCCCGATGGATGAAACTCGTTGGCGGACCTCCACTCTCGTCCAGCATACTATCAAAAACATTATGCTCGTGGGCAGTCTCGCCAAAAGAGTCAGTTATTCCTTGTATCGTAGTGCATTCGGTTATATTTTTTTCTAAGCGCCCAAGTGCCGTATACGAATGCTCTCGGGCTGTGTCTCCATCGTATCCCTGAGTTGTTAGGTAACATCCCAGGTCCACAGTAAAGCGCCTAATCCAAACGGAGCCTCCGCCGATTTCACGGTAGACATCACCACTGTAAGGACTATCACTATTTGCACCAGAGGCGATACTATGCTTCCAGTCAGTGTCATCTGGGTCATTAGGATGTACCAAAAGATAGATATGATTTGTAACTGGGTCTAGATGCAAATTTCCAACTTGCACCAAAACTGCCCGTGCTAAATCTTCAGAATCGATTTCAGTCTTCATCTTTAGTAAAAGCCAGGCCTCCATATTGTCGCATATCATATCTGTTATTTGTGCCATCTAAAGACCCCTACCTATCCTATACATCATATCCCTCTGCTGTACAGCATAACGTCCTATAGTAGTCTGATACATTTCCATGTAGTATTTTGCTTGTTCAAACACCGGGTTATGCTCGGGATTACCCGAATCTCGCCTGGTGTCATACTGCCCAATTGTGGCTGCTTGTACGCCTCCGGGTGCTAAACAATAAGCCGCTGCATAGTATATCAGCGCTTCTCTGGCCCATTGCGGTACACCAATGGAAGAGCTTCCCGTGGTAACCTCGCCCCAGTAACCATAGTAGTAAAGTGTGAGCCCGTCACCACTTGCGATAAGCCACGTAACATTAAGTGTTTCCTGAGGCCAAAGATAGTAACCCCTTGGCGTACTGCCACTCCTGGGTGTTTGGTCAGACCATTCTTCTCCTGGAATGAAACTTACTGCTTCAAGCCATTCAGCTTCTTTAGTACACCATACTGCGCCAAGTTCCAGGTAATCGCTGGGTAGGCTCCATGAGGTCACGGAGCCATCTCCAGCGAGTGCCTGTGTATTTTCGACAGCAGTATGGCCACTATATATAGCTAATGCCGCGTTGATCGCATCGATACGTAAGGTACTATCATAAAGACTTCCCGTAGTATCAGATAGCAGACGCTGTAGCTTCGGCTCAAGTAGTGTCCAGGTTGTTGCCATTTTATCTTACGAACTAACCACTCCACCAGGTTTCGGTAGTGTGACAGCGCAGAAATGACATTCGAACAAGTTCGGTTCCCACATGTTATAACCATGATAGCTATCCCATGAGAAACGGAACACACTCTCGAATTGGTCAATGGCCACTGGTTCGTGGAACTGAAGCGGTTCGGCAACTGCACCGAGGACGCCACCACGGGAACCCATAACCAAGATAAAGCCGATATGTTTTGCTCTAGTAACAAAAGCATAGCCAGTAGTAGATGAACCACTATGCGATACCAAGGTCGAACTAGAGTCATACGCCATACCAATAGGTCGATCAAAAGTCAGTCGGTTATTGGAATGGTCAACAGATACGATACGTCGCTGAATGCATTTCCCAGCCAGAAAGTCTACGCCATTAGTTACTCCATAGTCAGCAGTCTGAGTTGGGTGAATGGAGACGATGTCATTTACAACATAATCGCCAGATGCAAAGTTCTCCAGCTGTATGTAGTGAGTTGCACCCTTCTGGCCCGTGTAATACACACCATCAACTTGTGTAGTTTCGGGGTCGGGAGCACCATCACCAATACTGATGGCAGATGTTACAGTGTACTGCTTAGTGATATCACCAGCGTTATAAAGAACAGCGCTATTCATTCCATACTTATCACTTGGAGCTTGGATAAAACGAACATTCTTATATTTGCCAATCTCGTTGTTCAAAATAGGGGTCTGATCTCCGTAGATTGCAACGTCACGGAATAGAGCTGATTCATTAGAACTAGCTGCTGGTAGAGCATTCATCAAGTCATAGGTTACGCCAGGGGGAACAATCGCGACTTTCGCGGACGAGACATCGCCAGGAATAATCGGCGAGCCCGTGTAGCCCAAACGTAGGTTCCACTCATTGATGACTGCTGGGTCAAAGGTTTCGTCAGCACTAATAGCGCCAATGCTTGCAACGCCACCAGAGTATGTCCAAAAAGCCTTCGGACCAAGCAAGAAGGCGTTACGGGCTAGAGCTTCGTTCACACGAACTACGCTATTACCCAAAACGCCACGAAGAAGCGGTCTCCAGTCTCGACCGCCACTCTTGAGAAATTGTCCAACAATGCTTTCGCTCTTATGCGCCTGCACAACCTGCCCATACCGCGAGAAGGTGTATTCGCGCTGGCGAGAATCAACTGCCAAAGGTTCCACATAATTCTGTGTGAACGGAATGGCACTGATATCAACATCGCCTTCCATAATCTCATGTGATCTAGTATTGAGGGCACCAGTACTCATCGGTTCGTTCGTCCAATCTACCAAAGGGGTGTAAACCGCTTTTTGGCGGAATTGGAGAGCGACCTCAGGATGTTGGTGTACCCATCGGTCCTGATCTACGACACTAACTGGATTCTTGTCGTAAAAATCAGCAAGTACGTCAGCCATTTAAAGCCTCCAAAAGATTTATTTTTTCTCCGGGCCTCCTGCTTCATAGAACAAATCCATTAGGCGATTATGTTCATCGGGTTCGCCGGCCTGCAAAGCCGAAAGTGCTTCTGTCCAGTAATCCTGGGCATTCTTATCGACCTCTTTCGCCTTAGCTGAGGGTGTTATACCCTCAATTAAGTCGGCAGCGGCCTTCTTACCCTGCTCGCCTAGCATCTCCCTGAAGGACGTAAGTTGTTCAACTAACTCATCACCATTTCCATCAGGAAGTAGGGACTTACCCTCGAACTTCAGTAAATCCGGAAATTGGTCTGTTATGATTTGCAAACGACCTAACTGCGACTTTGTTATTTCCAAGTCACTGGAAGCTTGCTCATAATCAGTTTGCAAAGTAGTCAATTGAGTTTCAGAGCCTTCTTTCTCTCCGGTCACTCTAGCCATTTCGGCCTCAAGCGAACTTACCTTCGAGGTCAACTCTTTACCCGAGTCATTCCACTTTGCTAATTCCT